CTCGAACTCCTAGGTCGCGAACGTAAGTTAGGGTTAGAATTTCCTAGTTGGGTTAGTGGTGACTATGCAGCCGCCACAGACTCACTGGACATTCGACACACCAAAGCTGCGTTCGAGGCCTCGCTCAGAAGTAGTCTATTCAGAGCGTCGCCGGAAGTCATAGATGTGCTTCGTTCGGTTTTATACGAACAAAGAATCCATTACCCGGCGAAGTATGGCTTAGAGCCGATTGATCAAACAACCGGCCAGTTGATGGGCTCGACGTTGTCGTTTCCCATTCTCTGTACTGTCAACATAGTCGCCTATTGGCGTGCTTTGGAGAAGTACCTAAACCGTGAGGTCGAGCTTCGCGACTTGCCTGTCTTGGTGAACGGGGATGACATCCTGTTCCGCTCGGACAAGGCATTGTATGACCTTTGGCTCAAACAAATCAAGGACGTTGGGTTTGAACTCTCGTTGGGCAAGAATTACGTGCACGATACATTCTTCACTATTAATAGCGAATTGTACTCGTACAAAGGTAAAAATTTGCACAAGCTTGGGTTTCTAAACGCAGGTCTCTTGACAGGACAATCTAAGATAACCGGACGTGAATCCGCAAAACTCACTCCCATTTGGGATTACTATAACGAGACTGTGCACGACGCAGTGGATCCGATAAGGACCCACAGACGTTTTATGCATTATCATCGTCAAGCGATCTCCAAATTGACATTAAAGGGTCAATATAACCTTTTTCTGCCATTCGAGCGAGGCGGCCTAGGTTTCAAGCCAATCCCTGGCTTCAAATTTAGGGTTACGTCGTTTCAAAGGCGTTTCGCACAATATCTCCATAATAGATTTATTGACGACCCGCTGGTTATCAACAAAATCGCACTCGTTTCAGAAAAGAAAACAAGCCGATTTATTTTGTACCACAAGCCACAAATCGTTATTGGCCACAAATGTGGTCCGCAATTGAAAAATATTGTTTCCGTTCGTGAGAAGGAAGTCGACACGCCGGCACTCGCACTGGAAGGTGCCGAGCCCGAAAGGATCGAAATGAAGGTTCGCTTACCAAAAGCGAAAACAATTCGAGACTTCAGGCGCGGTACATTCAGGCGAATGGGTGGCGATGTTCACTCTTTCCCATGGACACCATTGGAACAAGTTTTCGTCGTTCCAGAGAGAGTGGGCGATATTGTTATCGAGACTTATGGCAGTCATGCCGTGGTCATCGATGGCATCTATCGCAATGATCCCGCTTTTAAGTGGGGCTCACTCCCTCCAGACGTCGAGAACTAGGTACTTCGTTTATAAAATTACCCAAAACGGTATAATTCCGTGCTAAATTGTTGAATATTTGTTTGATAATACTCCACTTATTAGACATCTGAACCAGACCTATTTGCTATTCGACATAAATGCCGACAGACTGCACGGGTGCAGTAGGTAAACGAAGGTACAGTCGCTCCACTTTGTTCGGAGGGCTTACCCATATGAACAAAAACAATAAGAAAATCACCAAAAAAGTGAGAAGCTCTAATTCCAATCCCTTGTCTTTCGCCGTTTCCGGTGGGACAACGAAACGTGGTAATCGGGTCGAGAATGGGTCTGACACCTTTGTCAGCACCGTTTCCGGCTCCGTCAACTTCGCTTCGCAAGGCTTTCAAATTAATCCTGGGCTCGATCTTCGTAACCTTTCGCTTTCAAAAGAAGCACAACGTTACGATCAATACGAGTTCCTCGATTTGAGCTTTGAGTTCGTACGTTCAAAGGCGGTCACTACGACACCTGGTATGGCTGGCATGGCCGTGGACCCGAATCCAAATTCGGCAGACCCTAAGAGTTTGAATTTATTCAACGCTTATGAGATCTCTGAATCTAAATCGGTCTACAGCCTCAACCATCTCCGAGTGCCTCGTGACGTGTTGAAAGG